ATCTTTTTTACCTTGAGTGGTCAAGGAATTTTCAATGTACCAGCCACCTGGTCCTTGAAATCCATGATTCCACATTCTTGCCCAAGGAAGATCTTCACCATCTGGAGCGGGGAGAAAACGGACAATAGAATAACCATTACCTGACTTGTCCAATTCTGGACGCCAGTAACGATCATCTGCTTCACCAAATGTATTAGGGTTGGAAATTTTCTCTGATTCTTTGATTAAAGAAGAGAGGTTGGATTTACGTTGTTTCTTCATATCTGCGAATGACATAGTATCCTTTCGTATTTTAATATGTGTGTATTGCAGTGTATACTAAGTATTATAACATATATTTGTGGTTTGTCAAGTCCTCCTTTCTATATTGGTAGTTTAGCGGTTTTGGGAAAAAAGTTTAACTCTTCTGCTTCTTCCCTTATTTGTACTTTAAGTTTTCCATTTACTAATTGTGCCGCAGTTTCAGGTTCCATTCCATTCATGTCACAATAATGTAAAACAGCATCCATATAACTTAAATTAGTCTGTTTAACTAATTCTTGAATCTTAACAAAAAATTCACTTGACGTTTGTGTTTGTAATGGCATTAGTAAAGCTCCTGTACTCTGTCACAAATTCCAAGCTTTTTCGCTTCCTTTCCATCCAACCATATGTCTTGTGGTGGAAGTAGAAATTTACGTATTTCTTTATCTGTTAAACCAGTACATTTTTTATAATGTTTTATCATTCTCTTGGTAGTTAAATCAAACTCTTTAACCGCAGCAAAAAGTTCATGTTCTTTCCCCCAAGATCCCCAACTAAATTGATGAGACAAAATAGAAGTATTTGGAGTTAGTGTTCTTTTTCCAACCACTCCAGAAATAAAAATCAATAATCCAGCAGAAGCAATCAATCCAAGTCCTGTTGTTTTAACTGGAATTGCTGATCCCTTCATCACATCAATGAGAGCAAAAGCCGCAGCAAGATCACCACCTGGAGAACAAATAACCAGATTTAATTCTTTATGCATCTTTTCTGTATTTTTAAAATTAGATTCTAATATCCATTCAATTGCTGATTGTGCGGAACTGATTGAAACCTCTTCCATTAATAAGTGTAAACCAGCATCACTTATACCACTAACTTCTTTCTTTGTTTCTTCACTTGCCATAATATATTGATTGTTTAATTGTTTGATAGACTTTTTGCCCATTTGCCCATCATTCCAAGGGGCTCTTCCACACTTTCAAATACAAAACTACGTCCCCTCATTTTAGAGTAAAACTCGCCAGACTTATTAGGCTTCCATTTTCCAGTTATTTCTTCTTTATCAAATCCAGGCCAATCTGCTGTATGATTAGTTCCAATTAACATAGCGTCCTTATCACCACCTGGCTTATAAAGTACGCTATCTTGTTCATACTTAGCCCCAAGCTTTTTAATAAGACTTTTAAACTCATTGTCTTGTTCACTATTTCCTATAACAAAATAACTATCTTCACCAACATCTTCAGCATCAGGTTTACCAAAGTTTTCTATGTATCTACCAGACACCTTAAAGTAACCTAACCCAGCTCTTCTAATATCTGATTCTAGTTTCTTATTTCTTTTTTTATTATCTTGATAAGTGTATGTACCCCGAAAAGCAGTCATCATACCCACAGGTCTATCACCCTTTAGATGAGTATTAATTCTTGAAAATGATGCTTCTTCTAGATAATGCTTAAATGGTTTCATGTCGTTATATTGTTTTTAGATTTGTAATCTGAGATTGCTGCTTTAATTGCGTCTTCTGCCAAGACAGAACAGTGGATCTTAACCGGTGGTAGCGATAATTCCTCAACGATGTCCGTATTCTGAACAGTATTTGCCTCATCCAATGTCCTACCCTTAATCCATTCAGTCGCCAACGAAGAAGCTGCGATTGCACTTCCACAACCAAAAGTCTTGAATTTGGCATCAATAATCTTTTCATCTTTATTTACCTCTATTTGAAGTTTCATTACATCCCCACAAGACGGAGCGCCCACAAGAGCAGTACCGACAGATTTACTCCCACTATCCAAACTGCCAACATTTTTTGGTCTTTCGTAATGTTTAAGCACTTCATCTGAGTATGCCATTATTGCATCCAAGCTGGTTGACTATTAACCTCTGCGGATTTAATTGAAAAACTGGTAGAACAACCACACGTTGAAGTTGCTCTAGGATTTTGAAATCTTGGGCCTGGAGCTGATAAATCAGTAGACCACTCTATTTCAAGACCATCTATAATAAGATGACTTTTTCTATCCACGACTATTATAACACCATTAGACTCAAATGTCAAATCCCGCTTATTTGGATTATCAAACGTGAGTACATATTCATAACCAGCACATCCTCCACCCTTAACAGTAACCCTTAAAGGTACTTCATCACTTAATTCTTCATCTTCTCTAATTCTTTTGAAATTCTTTGCTGCTCTTTCGGTCAGTTGAATCAAAAGTCTCCCCTAGTAACGGCTTTAAGTGCATCAATTTGCTTATTAAGAATATCTGTACGATTCGGCCAGCGAATCCATTCTCTCTTATCACCATCCTTGGCAAGATTTTGAAGAAGGGGAAAAATTAAACTTTCCACCTCATTCATCCGTGTACTCCACTTGTCATTGAGTTCTTCTTTACGGTCAGTCATTTCATCACTCATAGACCTCATGCTTTCAGTCAAACTAGAAATCTTAGATTCTATTTTTTCTAATTCTGGTTTCATACTAGCAGTAGCAGTTGAAACTACTTCTTTAGCTGTATCTACTGTTTTTGTTTGTTGTGCTGCATATTCATCAGCACTCACTGTACTGAAACCAAAATCGTTTAAATCAGACATTGTTGTCTCCGTTACTGTTATGAAGTTGCTTAGATTCTGCATCTTCAGCATCTTCCTTATCTTTAAACCAGTAATCCGTGCTCTTTGCTAATACTGCCACATATGCGCCCACGAGAATATTAACTAAATCTCGATGTTCAGATAACAATGTTGTAAAGAACAACAGATATAATAAAATTAAAAATGTACAAGCTATAATGAGAGATAATGTAAATCTCGCTAACCAATTTAATTTCTTTCTGGTTTCAATTCTTTCATATTTTAAAGCTTCCACTGGATTTTTCTCCCATAATGCTTCTTCTGAAGCGTCAATCATTTCAACAGATGTATTAACCTTATTATCACTTTCTCTTTTTTTTCTAGTATTTTTTAGACCTTTTGGAATTTTAATCATTAATGTTCCTCATACTTAATACTATGTTCTTCAAGTAATAATTGTCGATTCGCCATATGTTCACCTTGAACATCATCTTTGTTTTGCCCCCAATATCCAACAGCATAACCATTCTCACACATCCACTTGTTTACGTTTGTCCATCCACCAAATTCATGTCCATCTTCTGTACAGTTAATCCAAATCTCGCCCAATACTCTACCAAACTTTCCTCGGCTGTCTGACTCTGGACATCTACATTGTATTTCAATATCATCTCTGTCTGACAATATTGCCCAATGTATCCACGATGTTAATGCTTTTTTGGATAGTTTACCATAAAATTTTTCTTCTAAATCTCGTGTTCGTGATTCAGGGGTGTCGATTCCGAGTAAGCGAATTCTGTTACATATCCGTACATCGAAACCCAAATCAAAAACTGCATCGATAGTATCTCCATCAACAATTTTTTCTACTGCTGTTATATTGTATATAAATTCACAAGGTTCTTCATTTTTATATTCAGCCATTATACCTTTCTATAACCCTAGTACTGATTTATTCAGTTGGATTGAAGGGTTGCTTTGTTTAAGCGCAACCCTAAAAGCTCATTTAACTTACTTCTTTTCTACGAATTCATACAACTCAGATGCCTTCTTCTTGATATCCTCAATGGAATAAGAATCGGGCTGAAGTTCACTCCATAACTTCATGTTTGCTTCACCTTGTTCTTGTGCGAGTGACCATGCACTTGTCACATAATCTTGGTTGCGTTGAGCTTGGTCTTGGAGATAACCTTGTGCCATCTCTAAGAGTTTGAATCGTAGTTCAAATGGATTAGACATATTGTCCTTTCTCTGTGTGTGTTGTGTGTGTCTTACAAACATTATTGTTTATAAGTAACGGGGAATTTTTCTGTTCCCAAGGAAATTCCCCAACTACCTCGGCTATATGTTACGCAGCGAGTGCGTAAGCATATGCGGGACTATAATCGGAATTATTTGCGATTAAGTTTAATTTGATGTTGGTCATCACCCTATTTGTTCTCTCTGTTACTCTCATTCACAATCGAAATCCTTGTCACCCCCATCAAATAAGCACAAAATCAAGACTCCAAATTAACACTAGCGTGATAATAAAAATAATTATAGCTATTGTAACCTCTTTGACGTCCATCTAATCTGATGCTCCTTTGGTGGAGGTGGCCGGAATCGAACCGGCGTCTTGCTAAACTACCCTACAGGTCATCAAACAAATTCTAAGAATATTTATATATTACATCTTTTAACGGTTGAATCCATCTATCCCGCTTTTCAATAAGTAACTGCGGTTGTTCATTTTCAACTGCCATAATTATGACAATTGTGTCTACAGGAATACCTGTTCTTTCTTCATATGCCACCGCATAAAATGCTCCTTGCATAAAATAACTATGGCAATGCTCCCATGCTTTTATTCTATTACTAGTCTTATAATCTACAACTGAAAGTCTACCATCAAATTCTGCAATCAAGTCAGTTCTTCCAGCCAATTTGAAATGGTCAGAGTAGAGCGCCCCCTCTACTACATGAATGTTGTCAATCCTATTTAATAATGGTTCAATAGATTGAAACATCTCAACTTCATTAGGCATCCCACTATCTAGAAATCCGTCTTGGTTTTTGATATACCTTTCACAGAGATTATGTACGCTTGTTCCTCTGCGGGAAGCTTTTGTCGAAACTTTATTGGCTTCCTTTTCTCCAACCCTTGCACGCCAAGCTTGTATACCAGCTTTGGACAAATTTGATAACAATGTTGTAATGGATTGATAGTTACCATTGGGTGTGACATAAAACCTCTTTCCATTATTGTATTCAACCTGCAGTTCATTTAAATCTGCGGGTACATGATTAAATTGTTTCATAATATTATTCTGGAATATTCATAGTACTTTTATAAGTGTTTCTTTTAATATCCTTTAGCCTATCCTTCATCCATAACGGCGTACTTTTCTTGTGCCCAGGCGATGAAATATTATCATACGCAAACCCAGGCACAGCAGGACTTTGCCTCACATCTCCATCATTACATTCCATACAATGACCCTCTGGCACTTTTCTATCTGCTATGGGTAATTGCTCTTCAAATGTATAACCACATTTATCACAAGCATAATCATACGTTGGCATTATAACCCTTTCAAAGTCTGTAATAGTTTTTCTTATTATAAAAAATATGAGTATCAATTTTCACCGTTTTCTCCCTCGCTCTTGCCCATCTTGGCGGATCAATATAATCCGCATGATAATGAGTCGCATGATCTGTAATATCCAATAAATCTGGAGTCTTCATTACATACTCAGCAATTCTCTGAGATTCTCTCCATGCTGGACTCTCATTTGGAGTATCGCCTTTACCATCACAATACCAGGAAAATTGGCACTGATCTCTTTT